GAAACTGAACCGGAGTCGGACCCGGAGGAAGCCCAGGAGCAACCGCAAAAGGGTGCAGAAAAGCGCATCAAGCAACTGCTTGCCAAGACCAAAGAGCTCGAACGCCAGTTGGCTGAGAAACAGGGCGCAAAGACGGATCCGCCCCCCGCGCAGCCACAGCAGACAACACGCACCAAGCCAACCGCAGAGGACAGGGACGACAAAGGTAATCCAAAGTACACCACGTATGAGGATTTCGTTGAAGACCTTGCTGACTGGAAGGCTGAACAGCGTGTAGAGACTGCCAAGCGTGAGCAGGCACAGCAGGAAGCGCAGAAGGCACTGAAGGCCACACTGGACGAAGCTCGCACGCGTTATGAAGACGCGGACGACGTTATCTTTCCGGCGGCAAAGGCAATCAATGAAGCTCAGATCCCCGCAGCGGTAAAGGAAGTATTTGCTGGCTCTGACTTGTTTATTGACCTCTGCTACGTGGTTGGCAGTGATCCGGATGAACTGAAGAAGTTCATCTCTCTGGCGCAAAACAACCCTCGTGCGGCGATTGGCAAAGTCTTTGAATACGAGCGTGGAATCAAGGAAGAACTTTCCCCGAAGCGCGACGACAAAGGCAAGTTTGCGGCTCCTGAACCCAAGAAAACGAATGCCCCGAAGCCGCCCTCCCCAGTTGGCGGTGCAAGTACGCGGGCCTTTGACGTGAGCGACGAAAGCTTATCTCCAGAGGAATGGATGCGGAAACGCAACTCTGAATTGGAGAAACGCAAGTAAGGGCGCTCTGAGGAACCTCAGTGCCTAACAGTCTTCTTTCCCCCACAATCATCACCCGCGAAGCTCTTCGCATTCTCCACGCGAACCTGAACTTCGTTGGAAACATCAACAAGCAGTACGACAACCAGTTTGCGAACTCCGGCGCTTCGCCTTCGGGCAAGATCGGTCCATCGCTGACCATTCGTATGCCGAACCAGTACACCGTGCGCACCGGCGCTGCTCTGAGCACGCAGGACACGGTGGAAACCAGCCAGGTTTTGACTGTTTCGACACAGAAGGGAGTCGATACTGTCTTCTCCTCGCAGGATCTCACCCTCACGATCGACGAGTTCAGCAAGCGTTACCTGCAGCCGGCTATGTCGGTTCTGGCAACAGCCATTGAAGCTGATGCGCTGAACATGATCAAGGACGTATACAACGCAGTTGACGACAATGCGGCGGCTTTCAGTTACAAGGACTTCGCCAATGGTCGCAAGCTGCTCAACCAGTACCTTGCTCCCGACATGGGCCGTTGCGCAACTCTGACCTCGGGTCACGTCGTTTCGTTCCTGGATGCGATCAAGGGCTTCTTCAACCCGCAGGAGTCGGTAGCAAAGCCTTACCTCACTGGCAAGATCGGCAAGGTAAACGGCTTCGACACCTATGAGAACACGGTGCTCAATCCGTTCCAGTCTGGAACCGCTGCAGCCGCAACCGGCTACACGGCAACCCTGACCAACGGCAGCGCAACTGTGGTTCTGGCTGCTGGCGCTACGACCTTCAAGCAGGGTGACATTGTTACCTTCACGACGGTCAGCGCTGTCGATCCCGAAACCAAGCTGAGCCGCGGCTTCCTGCAGCAGTTCGTGGTTACTGCGGACTATGCGGGTGGAGCTGGAAACCTGTCGGTATCCCCGACTCCCGTTTCCACTGGTGCAGCTCAGAATGTCACCAATGTCGGTGCTGGTCTGACTGTTGCCAAGGTTGGTGGTGGTGCTTCTGCACTCTACAACCAGTCGCTTGTCTTCCATCCCGAGGCATTCACCTTCGTTAGCGCCGATCTGATCGACGTTTCGAAGTTTGGTGCATGGGGCGCTCGTCAGGTCATGGACGGTATCTCGATGCGTATTGCTCGCCAGTACGACATCAGCACAGACACCGTGCCCTGCCGCATTGACGTGCTGTATGGATACAAGACGCTTCGGCCGCAGCTGGCTGCTCGCATCATCGCACAGTAATAACCCAGAGGGGGTTGGTCAAACAACTGGCCCCCTCAACCTCTTATGACCACAGAAGAAATCAAGCAAAAACCCGCGGCAGACCTCAGCACGAATGGATGGCTGAGAGAGATTGCCATTCAACTCGCGCAGCTCAACGAAAAGAAGCCAGGGAAACCTAATGACCGCATACGACCTAATCAATAGCGCTCTCAGGCTTGTAGGTGTCATCTCTGGCGAGGAAGCTGCCTCGATTTCAGACGCTAATCAGAGCCTAATGGTTCTGAACGACATGATTGACGCGTGGAATGCTGAACGAAACGCTATCTATACTACGCGGATCGATGACTTTCCTTTCGTCAACGGGAAGCAGGTCTACACGCTGGGAACTGGTGGAGATTTCGACATTCCGCGGCCTGCTCGCATCGATGGCATGAGCTCAATCCAGTTGAATAACCCCTCAAACCCCGTAGAAATTCCAATGTCGATGTATACGGTGGACCAGTGGCAGAATCAGGTACCCGTGAAGCAAGTTACCGGATCGTTCCCCTTGATCTGCTATGACGGAGGGGAGTTCCCACTAAGAAATCTGACCTTCTGGCCCATACCCACGGAGCAGCCGACTAGCTGCAGGATCTATGGATGGGCGGCACTGGCTGCTCAGACCCTTACTTCGAAGATTTCCTATCCTCCTGGCTATAGTGAGGCGCTGCGATACAACCTTGCGGCACGCCTTGCTGCCGAGTTCGCTGTGCCAGCAGACAGTTATGCATCTGGAATCGTTGCCACTCTTGCTATTCAAGGGCTAGGGCGTATCAAGACGATGAACGCTCCCGAACTTCTCCTTAGATCTGATCTGGTTGCCGATCCTGCCGGCTGGGACTACAAGGCCGATCTATTCGGAATAGGCCTCTGATGAAATTCCCAGTAAAAGTCACTTACCTCGGCAGCGAAAAGACGCTGACGGCCAAGGACCAGAGAGAACTAGACGGCCTGCTGCGTATTGGCTGGAAGCTGGAGTCCAAGTGAGCAGGTTTGGATTTGTTGGCGCAAGCTACACAGCCAAGTCCAATGTCGTTGCGGACGAGGAATGCATCAATTGGTTCGCAGAGACTATCGAGTCTCAAGGCGCCCAGACGCAGCGATCGTACTTAGGGACTCCGGGCCTCCGCGAGTTTATTACCGCCGATCTACCCGTAAGGGGGCAGTGCTGGACGGGCAGCCAATGGTTCGCTGTAGCCGGAAGCTCGTTGATCGAGATCCATGCAGACGGCACGCATGACGTTCTGGGAGATGTAACAACCGACAATAAGGCGGTCTCCATTGTCGCCTCAAATATTCAACTGCTTATAGTATCGGCTGGAAAAGCCTTCTGCTACACGCTTGCGGATAAAACCCTGGTGGATGTTACTGCAATGCTTGCGGCAGTCCCAAAGCAGGCAGAATATTCTGATGGATACTTCATCGCCTGCTTTGAGGAAAGTAACAAGTTCCAAATGTCGGACATTCTCGATGGAACCAGCTGGCCCGGACTACAGGTCAATGCGGTCTCGGTCTTTCCTGAGAACATCACCTCAATCATTGTCAGCCATCGTGAATTGTGGGTGTTCGGCAATATTCACGCCCAGCCTTATCAAAACACAGGCACAGATGAGATCTTCGACGTAATCCCTGGCGCACTGATCGACACAGGAGCAATCTCTACATTTGGGCGCAATCTGGTAGACAATACGATCTTCTGGATCAGCGAGGATTCCCGCGGAGCTAGGCAGGCGTGGAGGGCCAGTGGATATACTCCGCAGCGCATCTCGACTCACGCTGTAGAGACGGCACTATCGGCTTACCTAAATACAGGAAGCGTGGTGACATATTCCTATCAGGAAGCTGGACATCTCTTTTGGGCGCTATATGTTCCGCAGGCCGATTGCACATGGTTCTATGACGTGGCGGAAAACCTATGGCACAAGCGAGCAGAATGGCATCAAGACACGGCGACATGGGGCCCGCATCGAAGCTGGAACCACTCTTATGCATTCGGAAAGCATTATGTAGGCGATTGGAAGACGGGCACGCTGTTCGAGATGAGCCTTAATTTCTACGATGATAACGGCACGTCAATTCGCCGCCTGCGCCGGTCTCCAACCCTAGTCAACGAGATGAAATTCATCTATCACTCGGGGCTTACTGTTGACTTTGCTACTGGCCTTGGACCGCAACCCCCTCTGGTAGATGGAGACGGGAACCCCAGACCTCCACAAGCAATGTTGCGCTGGAGCGATGACCGCGGATCTACATGGTCACCCGAGTACATTCGCGACTGCGGATTTGCGGGCCAGTATAAGACTCGGGTTCGATGGCTTCGTCTTGGCAGGTCGCGTTATAGGGTTTACGAGCTCAGCGTTACAGACAAGGTGGCATGGACCGTGGTCGATGCCTATCTCGAGGCAAATTAATGGCAATCAAGCCAGCATCAACCTTTGTCCCTGCTAGGACACCCATTGTAGACAGCAGCGGGATGGCCACCTGGTCATTTATCAAGATCCTGCAGGATTGGGATACTAAGCTGCAGAACGGCCTCAACTCTCAGGGCCAATTCATCGGAGATATTTCTCCTACTTCGCTGATAGGGGGCCGCGGAGAAATTGGAAATATTCTCCAACATATCGATGACGGCGGAATCGTACTCGCACCGGGCATAGACTTCTCTCGTCCCTACGTCAATAAAGACACGGATCACATCGATGATGGAACTGGCAGCCCGTTGGCTGGCGGTGTGGCGGCGTTTACAGCGTTAGTGGCCTCCGATCCGAACATGGGGCAGACGATCCGCTACGACGGCACAGACTGGACGGTTGTAGCGATTGCGCAATCCGAGAACACCTCAACAAGCCAGTGGATCAATGGGTATGACGCGGTTACGGGCACCTTTTCGGTATCGCAGCCGGCATTTGCCGATCTTTCAGGTACAGCAACCGCTGCGCAGGTTCCTCCGCTGTCCGCATTGTCTGGTTCAGTGACTCCAGCACAAGTACCAGCACTATCTGCACTGTCTGGTGCCGTAACTGCGGGTCAGGTTCCAGCCCTTTCGGCGCTGTCGGGAAGGATTACAACCGGGCAGCTTCCAACCGGACTATTTAGCGGCACTGTGGCACTGGCAAAGCTTACCGTGAGCGGCACAGATGGCTCTCTAACGCTCGTCAACGGCTCCGTGAGCGCATACACACCACCAACCTAGAGGAACTATGACGATTGAACAGGTAATTGAGACAGTAGAAGAGCATTCGGGCGTGAAGGTGACAGGAGAAACCAAGCTGAGCGATATAGGCCTTGATTCTCTCGAGTTCCTGGAACTGATGGTGGCTCTGAATGTCCCTGACGAGCGCGTTCCCTACATCAACACCGTGCAGGATCTAGCCGCTTGACTACTTTACAGATTGAACCGGTAGAAGAGTGGGCCTCTGAGTCGAAAGACCTTGTATATGCACATTGGCAGGAATTAGGCCGCGATTTAGACCTAGAAATTGCCCCAGACTTCGAAAAGATGAAGATTCTCGAGTCGTTGGGCATGTTCAAGGTCATCACAGCACGCGAAGAAGGGCAGTTGGTTGGGTATCTGCTGGCCGTTGTGAATACACACCTGCATTACCGCACATCTCCACCCATGTTCATCGTAGATGCCTACTTCATCTCCCCGGAATCCAGAAGCGGAACCGGAACAAAACTGTTCCTCTACTCCGAATCTGTGGCAAAGAAGTTAGGGGCGATCAAGATCTACGCATCGTGCAAAGTCCACAAGGACCATTCCAAATTCTTCAACGCACTCGGCTACCAGCTGAGCGATTTCGCCTTCACCAAGAGGATTTAGCCCATGTCAACTGCTGCCATCGTAGCTGGAACCGCTGCCGCTGGAATCGCCGGATCGGCGATCAGTGCCAGTTCTGCAGGTAAGGCCGCTGATACGCAATCTGCTGCGGCCAATCATGCCGCGGATCTTCAGTACCAAGCCTCGCAACAGGCCCTCGACTTCCAGAAGCAGCAGTACAACACAACCCAGCAACAGATAGCCCCATGGCTTCAAGCGGGGCAGGGCGCACTGGGGCAGCTGACTGCTGGCACACAGCCTGGCGGCAATCTAGTTACGCCGTACTCTGGTACCTTCACAGCCCCGACCGGGTTGACAGAGCAAAACGACCCCGGCTATCAGGCCCGCCTGAAGCTCGGTACGGATGCACTGCAGAAGTCGGCGGCGGCGCGTGGTTCTGTGCTAACGGGTGGTACAGCTAAGGCTCTCGACACCTACGCACAGGATTATGCCTCGAACGAGTACGGCAACGTCTATAACCGCGCTCTGACCGACTACACGACCAAATACAACGCCTACAACACCGACCAGACCAATCAATATAACCGTCTAGCTTCATTGGCGGGAGTGGGTCAGCAGGCGGCCGGGCAGTTGGCGACATCGGGTCAAGCTGCGTCGAACAACATCACGAGCAACCTTACGAGTACCGCGCAGAATGTAGGGCAGCAGTTGAATAATGCTGCTGCTGCTACTGCCTCTGGCTATGTGGCACAAGGTAATGCTTGGAGCCAAGGACTTTCCGGAACAACTAATAATCTCGCGAACATGTGGCTTCTTAGCCAGAAAGGTTAGGCCATGTCCTCAATTCCGCTCGTCGCTTTGAATGCGAAGGCACCTGAGCAGTCCGATCTGTTACAGAAGTACGGCCAGTTGCAGCAGCTCAAAGCCCTAAAGCAGCAAAGCCAGCTCCAGCAGCAGGAGTCACCTCTTCGCCTTCAGCAGCTTCAGCAGGCAACGCAGTCCGGACAGGTTAACCTTCAGCAACAGCAGCAGGCCCAGAAGGATCAGCAGGCCGTTACTGCGGCAATGCAGGAGTACGACGGCAAGGACATAAATGCACTTCCAGCTCTAGTCGTCAAGAATGGCGGATCGGCGCAGGCTGTGTTCGGGCTGAAGAAACAGATTCAGGATCAGCAAAAGGCGGCTGCAGACCTATTCAAAACTCAGGCGGATGCAGGCAAAGCCACTGTAGAAACGGCCAAGCAGAAGAACGATATGATTGCCGGCGCACTCGGTTCCTTGCAGACTGTCCCAGATGAACAGCTTCCGCAGGTTGCAGCGCAAACGATCACTGGACTCGCACAGAAGGGTCTGCTTGACCCACAATCGGCACAGCAGGCCATGCAGGTAGTTCAGTCTGGTGATCCCAATGCTATTCGCCAAGGCGTGGGCCAGTTCTCCAAGACCCTTCTTACGCATACGCAGATCCTCGACCAGGCGCACAAGGAAGCTCAGGAAGCCAACGACAAGGCGATGCGTGAGCAGGCGGCCGCAAGCGCCAAGGAGACAGTTCGTTATCACGACATTGAGGCTAAACAGCGCCAGCAGCAGCTCGGTATTGAAGGTGGCAGGCTGGCAGTGGAAAAGCAGCGCGTGGCCCTGCAAAAGGGTGATCCGCAGGCGGCGGCGCAGCTTCTCGTTGACGGCGATGCCACACTGTCCGAACTTAAGGCCCGCGGATCAACGCCTGAATTCATCGCGCAAACCTTGAAGGCGGCGCACGACATGACGGGTGGTAAATACAACGCGCAGTCATCCGAGGCGCAGTTCTCCGTGGCCAAGTCTCCCGCCAATGTTGCTTTCTTTGGATCTGCCAAGTCCCTCACCGACCCGGGCGGGACGCTCGATCAACTGGCAGCAGTAGGCAAGACGATCCCCGGAAATAGAATCCCCGCCTTCAACTCAATTTCGGACTGGGAGAAGGCCGCTACTGGCAACGGACCCCTGGCGAAGTATGCATCTACTGCGCTCGGCGTGGCAGACGACTACGCGAAGGTTATGGGCGGTGGACAGGGAAGCGATACCTCCCGCCTGCAGGCCCTCAACCTCATTAAGTCCAATGCAAGCCCAGAGGCACGTGCTGGAGCCCTCGAGGGTATTCGCGGAGCGGTTACATCTCAGACCAAGTCTCGTATTGGCAAGAATCCCGTACTGGGAAGAATGTACGGGGATGAAGAGCCCGCAGCGGCGAGCGGCGGCTTTGATTGGAACGCACACCCGGTGGCTAAATAAATGCCCGTTACCTTACTCGACCCAACAGGACAGCCCCGCGAAATCCCTGACGACCAAGTGCAGGCTGCTATTGCTACAGGCGGTAAGAGGGCTCTCAAGATCACCGACCCCAAAGGTACCCTGCGATGGATACCCGAAGACCAAAAGGACGCGGCATTGCAGGCTGGCGGCAAGCTCGCCGATTCAGCTCCTGCGCCTGATACGCGTAGCCTCTTCCAGAAGGCTAAGGATAACTTCAACGCTGCCACGCAGGGCTCTAAGCCTGGTGACGGTGCAGTCAAGTCATTTATTGAAGACGTTGGCGCTGGTGGTGGTGATGTTATTCGGTCTCTGGCTAACCCACTCAAGACAGCAGAGTCGCTTCTGACCGCACCACCTGACCCAACGCTGGACTATGTTGTTGGCGACAAAGAACGGGCAGTCCAGAATGCTAAGCAGATGCCGAATGCGGCCCGTACGATTGGGCAATTCGGTACAGGCGCGATTGCCGGCGAGATTGGCGGTCAGGTTCTCAAGCCTGTGGAGACCGTGGCCAAGAATGCTGCAGGTAAGGCTGCATTGCTGGGGAAGACGCCAGAGGCGGCCTATGAGAGCGCTCTGAAGCCATCTACTACCTTGAGCCAAGGCGAGCGTGCTGCTGTCGTAAAGACGGGTCTCGAGCAGGAGATACCCATCTCCAAAGGTGGACTGGAGAAGCTTGGGGAAAAGATCGAAACCCTAAACCAGTCGATCAAGGATGAAATTGCAGCCGACCCGAATCGTCCTATTGATCCAAGCAAGGTTGCAACTCGCGCTGACCAGGCAAAGGCCAGATTCTCGCAGCAAGTCAACAAGGGGACCGATCTGAACGCAATCGAAGCCTCCAAGCAGCAGTTTTTGGATGAGAATCCTGGTTCAATGGGTGCGGCAGACGCTCAGGCAATGAAGCAAGGCACCTACCGAGTCCTCAAAGGTAAATTCGGAGAGCAGGGAAGCGCCTCAGTAGAGGCTCAGAAGGCACTGGCGCGAGGGCTGAAAGAAGAGATTGCCTCGCAGTTCCCTGAAATATCCAAGCTAAACGCCGATGAGTCTAGATTGCTCGACTTACAGCCCGTTTTAGAGCGTGCAGTCAACCGCATCTCGAACCATCAGGCGATTGGAATCGGTACTCCCGTGGCGGGGGCCGCGGCTAAGGCTGTAACGGGAAGTGGTGGTGTTGCTGCCGTCGCTAGCGTGCTGAAGGGCGTTCTCGACAATCCTGGAGTCAAGTCAAGGCTTGCAATCGCAATCAGTAAGTCTTCAAAGATCCCGATTTCTCAGGCAGCGGCAAAGGTGCAGGCCTATTCCGTATCTCTTGGAGCCACTGCTGCAGCTTCTCAGGGCGACACGAACGCCGACACTCCCAGTCAATAAGCCAATTCGCTATCTTGACGGCAATGTAGGCAAATGCATAGCCGATGATGATCGTTTCTAGCATTCACCTCAAAGTTTAGCACCTCAAAAGGAAAATCTCCCATGAAACTACGGCTTTTGATGGCTGTCGCGATGTTGTGCGCAATAAGTGATGCGCAGGTACCGGTAGCACCTATTTTGCAGCCCCATAATACTTTTGTTGACCAGTCTGGAGCTCCATGCGCTGGGTGCACACTTGGGACGTTTATTGCTGGAACGACCACCCCAACTCCTACCTATACCGACTCCACTGGGGGGCCGCAGAATACCAACCCCATCATTCTCAGCGTGCAGGGTGGAGCTAATATCTGGGTAAATTCCGCCGTCTCATATAAGTTCGTGTTGAAGGACACGCAGGGCACAATCATCTGGACAGTGGACAATGTTGAATCTGCAGCTGGCACAGCAGGCGCAATAGTCTCTTCCCCCGTAGGCTCGCAGACTATTACGCAGCCTGACGGCACGAACCTCTCCGTCAATACCTCTAGTGGCGGAAAGCTTCTTTACAACGGTTCTGAGGTTCTGACGGCTGTCACTGGATGCAGCAACGCGAGCTGCGTGCAGACAAATCCCACGGGCGACCAGGTGGTTACACAGCCGGATGGAACCAACCTCTCCATCAGCGACTTGATCACTAAAAACAAGCCGTTCAAATGCGTCGAAACATATCTCTCCGCAGATACGGTACATAGTGGCACAGATTATGGTGCAGCCATTTCCGCGGCAGTACAAGACTCCGATCCTCTAACTCCTACCGAGATCAAGCTTTGCGCTCCTGGCGATCATCCGGTTTTTACGACAGCAACGATTGACCGCCCCATCGCTCTTTTCGCCTATGGCTCTAGGCTTATCCCTCAATCAACGATGGGCAGCACTCCTGTTACGGTCTCTGCAACTGCCAGCAACGGCAGTAAGACGGTCACGGTAGGAAGCGCGGCAGGATTAGTGATTGGCATGGAGGTAGGTGGGATAGGAATTCCTCCAGGAGCTTATATCACTAACATCGCCGGAACGACTGTGACCCTGTCGCTCGCCGCTCGGCTTCAGTTCTATGGAGTTGCCACGGTGGGGAGCCCAGTGATTCAAGGCGTGAGTTCTATGTCTGGATTGGCAACATCTCAAGTTCTCAACGGAATCGGTAACTGGCCATTTGTCTCTGGAACTACGACGATCAGTGCAATCAATCCAGTAAATAACACAATAACCGTATCCACCAATGCAGTTAATGGTTCGATCACTCCTAACACCTTCGTAGTTAGCGGACCATGGACAACCAGTCTCAGGGCCGTAACGGCTAAGCCGGTTATTCGCTTCATCAGGAATAACGCAGCCCTGCAGAATCAATACACCCAAATGGTTGGAGCATCGATGCACGGCGTATGGATTGCCGATACCTCCGCGCCAGGAGGAAGGAATCTGACGGGCGTTCAGGGCGTTCAAATATCCGGCTACGATGGATTCAACTCTTACGATCTACGCGTGGATGACCTGGCCGGTTCCGGAGAAATTCTAGGAGGAAATCTTACTGCCACAGGACAACTCAACGAGTTTTGGACGGGTGTACGCGAATCGGCTTTCTATAACGACCATATACGCAACAGCGGAGACGCACATACTGGTCAAGCGGCCCTCGCCATTCTCACCCCCCAAGAAGGTCCCTCGGGTGCACTAAATGCTGACGAGGTAAACCAGATCAATTTTGTTGGAGGTCATTGGATTTGCTCTAATGGACCCGCCGTCTCTATCGGCACATTCAACCCAACCCATACTGGAACGAATGGACCACGCTCACTGTTCTTTGGACAGAACAGCCAAGTAGAAGGCTGTGCATTTGTCGCTGCCAATGTCGTAGCCCAATCAGATACCATCTTCGCATCTCAGGCTGGAACTATCAGCTTTGCAGACTCCACGCTGAATTTGACGGGGCAAGGGAAAGCCCTTATTCGGGCCGATACATTGGGCGGATTGTTCATCATCGACAGCCAGATAAATTCTCAAGGCATCCAAAACACCTATCAAGTCACCGTAACCAGTGGAAGCCCTGTAGTTACCTTCGTCAGTGGACCTCCGGGAGTTACAGGCGCATTCTCTACCAGCCAGACGTGGGATGGAGTCGGGGTAACAATCAACAGTGTGGCTATGCGCCTTTCTGGAATAAACCCCGTCGCTTCATCTGGAAACACCCTGACACTCGCCTCCAACTGGGCTGGGGCTACGGGACCAGCCACCATGACCATAGGTTTTGGTGGAGTGATGGTAGAGGCTTCTACCGCTACCGGACCGGTATATATTACCAACGACCAGATAGCCGGTCTCGATCCTGCATCATTGCCGTTTATTGGCTTGGTCAATAGCGGAGTGTCTCCGTTTCAGGTCTTGGAGGTGGGGTCTGGCTTCCTCCCCACTGGCAACAATTCGACCATGGAAGATACTTTCAACGGACATCGCCTAACGGTTGGCCCAACCCAAATATCGAGCACACCAAACCCCGATACCACCAAGCAGGGAGTTATAACCTCATGGAACGCCAACGGTATGGGGGAGGTGGATCTCATCAGTGTTAGGGGAGGCGGTACTGGAGGTTTATGCCTATTCAACGCCGGCATAGGAGCGGGTCTTGGGACAGCCATTACCTGCTTCGACCAGAACGGAGCAATGTCTATTCAGGGAGCAAACACCGACAATGCCGGTATTATTGCAATCTCTGCGTCTAACGCTGGGACTTATGGATTTCTGGACACCTCCATCAATCACTCCTGCACTATTGCCCCAACCTTTGATGTCGGATCTGGTAATCGGTACTGGGTTGGAATTACAGGCACCACGCTAACCGCCAACTTCTCTGCTCCCGTAACTGGCAATGTTTCCTATGTATGCATGGGCAGGCGTTAACCCCGGCTGCTAAATGCTGTACGAATCCATGCGGTCAGCCTCCTTCCAAAGGTACTTATAGCGGGGCCAAGACTTGTTGAAGGACTCACCGTCTTTGATCAGGTCTTGGACCATGAACCAGGGGATACAGAGGGCCGTAACAATCCGTACTGCAGTAGTTACCATGGTCCAACATTATGCCTTAGATGTGGGCACATGACCAATAATTTCTGAACATAATTTTCTAAACCACCCCAAAGGAAAACCCATGAACCGACCGCTCCTAAAAGCGGCCACTGCGCTATTGTGCGTGGTCGGCCTCGTCGCGCACGCTTCAACCATGACAGCCACTCTCACGGACACAGACGGCACGGCATGGGCGAACGCTACCTATACCGCCGTTCTTACGCTTCAGGGGCAGCCTGGTGCCGTGCCAACGATTAGCGGAGTGCCTGTCTCTCCCTTGACGGTCAGCGGCTCAGCAAGCTCTTCAGGCGTGATTACTGGCACGTTCACCGATACCAGCACGCTCGACCAGAAGAACGGTCTCTGGGTGTTTACGATCACCCCGAATGCATCAGG